CCGCTTCCATTATCTTCAAACGTCTCTGTATTATCCGTAAGGATCACAGACAAGGGAAGGATGTAGGGAAATTGAAGCGTCGTCGTAAAGAACGTTGTCGTTCCATCGCCGGTCCATGGCGTTTGGCGCGATATCTGCTCCCAATTCTCTTGTAGATAGACATCAGGGCTTTGGTAATAGAGCAAAGGCTGGAGATCAAGATAGAGAGGAGCCTCAAAATCAGTGTAACCAGTTGGATAATCATATGTCTGCACCAAAGGTTGCGTCAGAAATTCATAGTAAACATGCTCTCTCTCTAGCTTGACCTCAGCTGGGAACGTGTAGAGATAGTAATTATTGATGTACGTATCGAGCTGCTGCGTCGTCAGCTCATTAGAGCTAAGTCGGCCCGTCACCTGACGAACTTTACGACGAATATCGACTAGCTGCCAAGTCATAGATCACCTATGCAAAGGTTTGGCGACAGTTGAAGCGAGGCTGATATCCAACAAGAGACTTCTGCATCGATCCCTGTCCATCGGGACGCCAGTTCCAAATTGGAGTCTGACGACTCTCAATATGCTTCACAACAGAGCGAGGAAGTTGATATTTGCCGCCATGCATGAGCGTGTAGTTCTTCAAGTTCTTCGTAGTCCCATACGAAAATTTCATCATCAGTCCAGGCTCTTCAAGATTCATGAACTCAACTTCAATCACCTCATCAAGCCATTCTTTCTCTCGCTCAGTCATCTGCTTAGGAGACTGCTCAGCGACATCAAACGTATTTCTTCGTGCCATAGTACCTCCAAAAAAAGAGGGAGAGGACGAGGATTCCCTCCCTCACATTCATATTACAGAACTGGGTTTGCTCCCTTCAGCGTAGCACACATCAAAGCAGAGTTTGCTCCAACCGCAGACGTTCCAAGAGTCACACCCTGAATTGCAAAGTTTTGTGTAGCAATCGGATCTCCATTAGTATCAGACACTCGTGTTACGTATCCACCGGATACATAGGTAGCGTAGCCAGTTGTATTCTCAACGAGCGTAATGGCGGTCGCAGTCACAGATGCAACTGTAAACTCACCGTTTTTCGTCGTTCCACTAGCAGCTTCAGCGATTGCTGACGTCATAACGGTGTCGCCAGCGGCAAAACCAAACGTTGCCGTATCATTGACCGTGATCACGCCTGGGTTTGCCGATGTAAAGTTACTTACCGTAGCTCCAAAGGCAGCTGATTGAGAAAGTGGAGTCACTCCATTCGTCGTCGTGACTACGCCAGAGTCAACATCAAGAATCGATGCCGTAGCCATCCCACTGTTCCAGTAGAACGATCCTCCGTTGGTCTTATCTACAATCGTGATCTCATTAACGGTGAACCCCACATTCAAATTCTTTGCTACTGCTGGGTTCGGGTTGGTCCACGTTTGGACGTCCATTTCGCTCATGTTTTTTCCTCTCCAAGTGCAATTGTACGTGACATTGTTTGCATAGCCATATCACATCAAGCTGACGCGAATAATCTTCGTGGTGGCCTTCTAGACGCTTGCTAGCACAGCCACAACCTTCACATTCGTTCGGCTTGATCAGTCGGCCTATTTCTACAGCATGGTTTACAGCAGTATGAGCAGCTTTTTTTTCTGGATTGTTGGTTTCATAACGCTCGATTACCTCGATAAATTTCATAGAGCTCTGATACCGCTTGAGCACTTCACGAAACTTATCGCTGGATTGATATCTCTTGAGAGACTCCGCACGAGCATCACTTTTACGATACTGACAAACATATTCTTCTTCACATTGCTTACAGGCACTATGAAGACCATCCAGCGCTGATACATTCACATGAAATTCTGATCGATCTTTGCGCTCACAACACTTAGAGCATACTCTTGACTCTGCTGTGGATAGATATCCAGATTCACGCAGCATCTTGATACGCTGAAATCTAGCCTTGGCTGATGCGCTAGAACACTCCTTACACTCATAGGTAAGGCCATCCAGACGACTTTTATTCTGATAAAAATCACCAGCATCCTTATGAATACCGCAGGTAGGGCATACCTTAGATGGATATGTCGTCAATGATCGATACGCATCAGAACGAGCTACCATCTTTGCAACGCTTACTTTCTGCTTCTCAGCAGAACATGTCTTGCAATAAGACGAAAGTCGTCCTCCACGCGATGGAAGTACATAAAACTCAGTATCATCCTTATCTTCAAAACAGCATGCACAATTTTTCATAGAACCCTCCAGGGTTGGGTTATGGGCCAACCAGTATAGAAGTGTCTGTGAAAAACTGCCGTAAATTTCCATTAGTCCCTACGAATGCGTCGCTTGTAGGTTCAACATAAACGCATCATTAAGAATACGAGACACAAAAGGATGCTGCCAGCCTACCGTTCCACGCTGGTGCAGTGGGTCAGCAGCACCAGATGATCCAAGCGGCTCAATGTAGAATTCGCCACTCTCAGATCCAAGATGCACAACTGCGTAGGCCTCTTTACCAACGATAAAGTTATTGTAGACAGCAGGAGATGCACTCGAAACGCTTCCAACACTCGTGTATAACCAGCGTACGTTAGAAGTTGCGCCCCACTCAGCTTCAAGCACAGTCTGCTGCGCTGGATAGCTAGAGGTTGGCTGGAAGTTCGAAACCTGCTCTAGATCGTCTAACAAGTCGGTATCCATATAACCCCAGAACGCAGGACGAATTGGAGCTGTACCAAACAAATTAGCACCAGTAACTACTTGTGAAATCATCTCAGCGTCATTGCCAAGCAAAGTCTTGACAGCAACGTCAATATCCAACTTAGTTAACTCTGTGGGAGTCTGACCATTGTTTCCATTGCTACAGGCCAAAACTGAAGAAGTCGAGGCAAGCACATCACGCGTGACTTCATCCATTGTCTGACCAAGGTTTTGTGCTAAAAGCCTTGCAGACTCATTGAGAACGCGATCTTCGACCGTAAGCTCAACCTGGTTGGTAAGAATAACGAAGTTACCGTAGAATGATACACGTGCCTTAATATCTGTTGTAGATAGCGCTGTGCCTGGAGGAGTTATTCCATCCACTAATGGAACTGGAACTGTAGACAAACGATTATAACGACGGAACACGATTGTGTCGCCCATCTTGCGAGGTAACTGTCTCTTCTGCGCAAATCTAGTATGAATTAAAGTTGGATACGCAGTCATTAATAATAATCTATCATAATAATCTCTTACTGCTGGTGGTAGAACTGAAACAGTAGTGATGGTCATAACTAACTCTCCTAGGTCGGCTAGGCGTAGCCGAGATTCCTATTAGCGAGTGCCATGAAATCGGAATCATTCATATCTTTATATGGTCTTGGTGCAGACCCAGAAACACCGTGGCTAACAGAAGAAAGGTTTCCTGGTTTCGATAGATTCTGCACCGCCTGCTGCACCTCTGGAGAGCGCGTCTTATCGCGCATCTCTTTCATGTAGCTGTCGCTACGCTTCGCAAGCACGTAGGCCATCTTATAAGGATTTGGAGCCGATGAAATGGCATCTCTTAAATCTGGATCAGACTTCAGCACCTCAGGAAGATGCTTCTTAATCACATCAGTGTAGTCTGGGTATAGCTGAGCGAGCTTAAGCTCCTCAATCATCATGTTCTGCTGGTGCACATGCGATTGCCATAGCTTACGAGCATCTCCTGCTGTCTACAATAACTTTATCGTTGGTAAAGAGGCCTACGCAGTTGTGCATCTTGGATCTGAGAGTGGCGAATTCTACATTGAGCCGCTTGGATCATCTGGTGCTGATAGCCCATCCGTTGACCAGCAAGAACATTCGATAGGTCCTCTGCGCTACCAGCCAAAGCTTGATTGAGAGCGGAAGATCCACCCTCAGATCCATATCCTTCGAAGATCGATGGAAGGATCTTTTGCTTATAGGTACGCAGTGCAGGATCAACCACGGAGGACTGAAAATTCTCCTCACTGGCCGGCGCAAGGAGATTGCTATACGCTCCCGCAGCTTGTTGTGCAGGACCCTGTAGTAGGCTCTGCAGGAACTTCATCTGGTCCTGATTCATCAACGGTGCCTGACCCGTTACTTTCGCATTCTGACCCATGAATGTCTTGCCCATGATACTCCATCAACACATGTTTCGATCGTTTAAAGCCTAGGCGCTCAGAGTGCTTTGGAGAGCGCGTAATCCAATAGACCTTATCTAAACCAGCTCCCTTCTGCATCTCAATCGCTTTATCACGTAGCTGCTGAAGCGATGATCCCTTCCCCCAATACTCTGGATCCATCGAGAAGGAATTGATCACTAAAGCATTACTCAACGGATCCACGACCATCCAGCAAAACCCCTTCACCGAGCGATCAGGAGAACATAGCACATACAGTAAGTTATAAGGATTCAGCACAAGCATTCCATCGCTATTCTGTACGCAGGCATCACGTTGATACGCATAGAATTTATCCACAGACCAATCACGACCCTTAATCTGCTCGATGTATCGTGATGGAATATGAGCTGGATCGAAGATACGAATCCAGATCAGCTCAATGTCAAGCGGCTTTACATCACTCATCGTTTCCAAGGTATTGAATGTACCCCCTATAAGATCCAGTTGCAGCAATCGACATCGCTGATAATGCAACGCCAGACCCATTGCGATAGATCGTTCCTTGCGTAGTACTAGGTTCACAGGACCATGTCAAGTAGGTGTACCCAGCTCCAAACGTATTTCCATCAGAAGCGATGGTTCCAATCCACGGAGCTCCTTCGCTTGGAGCCGCTACATAAGGCATTTCGATGGCTAGGCCTCCTGTTCCCGTATGACCAGTCCACGCTATGTCCATCCATAGCTCCGTGATAATCCCAGAACGTCTCATCCAACCGATCTGCCGCGAATAAGTACAGATCCCTGAGCTCGTCAAACCATACGATGTTGGCGTCCATGTCGTGATATATCCATTCAGGTTATTCGCTAGATCCTGATACATCTGCGTGAGCGTGTCGACCAGATTACGCATCGTCACAGCAATTTTCTCAGGATCACCTTCACGAATAGCATCCAAGCGTAGAGGAAGGATGATGTTCGTTGGAAGCGTCATCTATCCACCTATGATCCTTTCTCCAGCCTGTCGAAACCATGGCATGAAGGCATTAAAACGAAGAACATTGTCTGTTCCAGTATTGGTAATCTTCACGAAGTGTTGGTACCCTTTGCCTCCTGCATACGCCCGCTTCCAACACTTAGTGTTAGCAAACGCACGCTCGACAATCATTCCTCCACTGATATATGCATCAAAGGTTGTACCATCGATCCCAATCGTGATCGTGTTCTCATCAACCACAGTGACGGTATAAGGACCACCGAGAAGATTGGTTGCTCCCTTAAGGTTGTAGATGAAGATTGCGTCACCATCCTCAAGACCATGGCTATAGGCAATGACCTCAACAGGATTGTTGAGCACAACCGACTGAATATCAGCAAGAAATCCAAGGTTGGGAAGGCAATCTAGCGTCTGCGTTGCATAGGGATCAGTGATATCATCAGAGAAGAAAGAAACGTCAAAAAATGTAGCCATATCAGCGTCAACATAGAAATCTATGTATCCTAGCTGACACTGCGCTCCTTGCTGATTGAATGGGTTCCATCCAGCACTAGTGACCTCAAAGGAAATATCATTCCCTAAGTCATCACCATCCTTCTCAAGATAAAGAACACGACCAGTCTGATCTCCCCCAAGAAATACCTCGCTATTGGCTTGAGTATAATAGGACGACCACACTTCAGACCCAAACTGCTCGAAGGATAGGTCAAGATCTCCAGTGAAATCCTGAAAGGCTAGGTCAGTAGGCGCTTGTCCATAGCCAAGACATGATAAATTCGTTCCAGCTGCATCAAGATCTGTCGTATAGACAGAATAGATCGACCAAGCCCCTTCCTCATCTGTACGAATCAAGGCATAGTTTGACGTCGTCGCTTCATCAGAAGGATCAAGGTTATTGGTCGATGAAGGATAGAGCGTCCATGATCGCTGTTCATTGAAATTCCTCTCAGAGTACATCTGCTGCACTCGATCAAGATTGACCTCATTGCTCATAAAATCCTGGATCTTATGGTCAATGCGTTGAACTTCAACGCGATCGCAGGCCACGATACCACGTACACCAAATGCAATCGAATACCGATCATGGGCAATCGTTGCGTAGGGAGCATCACAGGCCCGAAATGAATTGAGTTTAACCCAACGAAACGGACGATTCGGATCGCTAGCAGGCTCTATCGACCAAATCGAATTCGTGAAATATACGACAATCGCATCCTGTAGGGCTTTGGCGCTAATAATTTTCTCAGACGTCCATGCATCTGCAAACCCCCCATTACCAGGAACACTATCATACCAATTCTGACTGCTAGCAGCTGGATTACGTGCCTTGCTCCATCGCATACGTTGAGCATAGTTGGTACCCGAACCCACAGGAGGGGATCCAACTGGAGCAGCATTCCCCTCAACGGTATTGAGGAGGAGAAGACGTCCTTGAAACGCAAAAATAAACTGTGCTGCGACGATGTAATTGGTGAGACTGCTCTGGGGAACGAACGAGCTCGTAGAGGCTCCACTAGTGTAGGTGCGAATCGGATTAATAGAAACGCCTGTATCACCATTGAAGTTAGTAAAGAAAAAAGTGCTGGTTCCAAATAGTTCTGTTTTACCATATGAGGCTGAGCTGACAAACGAGGTGTTATCTCCATCAAATATATCCGCCAAGTCTAAAGGGTCAAATACACCAGTTCCTGCATTATAGATGCAAGCTCTTTTAGTATTGAATATCAGAAGTTGCGAGACTCCATCATCATCGATGAAGGATTTGATTCCCATAATAGGCAGATCAACACGGGTCGAAGGATCAGAAGCATCAACAAAAAAACCAAAATCTTGCATTCCAGCACGCTTAGAGAGCACTCCATGATGGATATATCCATTCACAATACTCTGAAATGCATCCTTGGGAAGGATCCATGGCTGAAGATCCGTATCAAGACCTGTAACAAATTCAGAGATTAGGAATGGCTGATATTTCATCGACCACCAAATACTGAAAACATAAATTTACTAGTGGTCGTATTAGAGCTATCAATTCTCTGAATACGAACCTTAAACGATGCAGCCAATTGTTCAGTAATAGAAGCAACTCTATTGTTCGACTCAGTAGTGAAACACGTGACATTGACAGCATAATTCGCTGAAGACAATGCGCTAGTGAACGTTACTGTATAAATGCTAGCCGCTACGGTAACCGATGCAATGCCAAAATTCGTTCCAAGGGATCCGTTAGCTTCTACGATGCCCCATGCAGAGCAAAATGCATTCTGGGTGTTCTGATAGGTACCAGATGTAACCACAGCAGATCCATAGAGCAATTGAGACGTGGCTCCAATCCCAGGCGTAGGATCTGCTGAATTATTGGTAAGCTGCGTATTCACCGATGGATTACGGTCATCCTCATAGTACATCTCGCTAAATCCAGTACCAGGATCAAGCGCATAGATAAATCCATGACCATTCACACGAGCGGGTGCTGCTCCTTGTAGCTGAAGACGGAGTGTATCATAAGGAACGCCACCAGTCTCAATCGCATTCCATTGAGCCTGCAATATCGAAGGATCAAGACGAATCTTCGTGGCATTCGTCGGAGTATTCAAATTCCAAGCCATAGAATGCTCCTAAAACATAGGAAAGGCACGCTGCGTCGATAGCTGCTGTACCGTTCTGGTTAAGATGTAGGAAACCTGTTCCTTGTATAGTAGCGTTACCTCAGCATAAAGATCGTTCTCACCATAGTCTGTAAGGATATCACGTGCTGCACCATAAGCAATACATGGACCCCATTCTGGCAATGGAGGAGTATCCGTAGCCAATGTAAGTGCTGTTGGAACACGATATGCTTTGATCTTAGCCCTGTAGACTGTGTCTGGAACCGGATAGAACCTAAACTGATTATCATAGAGCAAAACAGCAGTAGGCTGTGCTGGCTGATATTGCTCAAACGATATGTAGATATCTTGGCCATTTGTTGGAGCAGCTCGATACGTACATCAATAATTACTATCTCTACACGTTCCCAGCTGAGGTCAAGCTAGAGAGAGAGCATGTTTACTATGAATTTCTGACGCAACCTTTGGT